AAGCGTTAGACGCGTTAGGGTCTACGATCTCAATAGGTACTGACGGCGTCACCAACTTTACAGGTCAGATCGAACGGTTAGCCGCGACCAATGAACGGGCGGCAAGGGCTCAAATCGCGTTAGCGGTGAATCAAACTGTTGATGCTCTTAATGCGGCTAACGGTATAGTTAGCGAAGCTATTGAGGGTTTGGACGGTTGGACATCTAATCTCAATAACGCAAGCGCCTCGTTAGGGTTATTGGACAAAACACTAGAGCGCACAGGTTTATCCACGGAAGAACTTCTCACCGATACGGACCTGTACGCCACGGGCCTTTCTACTCTGGCAGGTTACGTAAACGAGGTTTCGTCCGAATTAGGCGTGTCCGTTGACCAGTCCTTAGAACTTACCCGGTCTTTTGCGGCTTTTCGACAGAGTCAGAGCCCTGAAACAATGCAGCAACTCGCCGACACGGTCAACAGAATAAACGAGGCAACAGGTTACGCTAATGTAAACCTTGTCAAATTTGCTCAAGTTATAAATGAGGGGAACATTAACGCGTCTCAATACTCGGAAGTGATGGGGCTGCTTAAATCCGCGCTCGGGGACTTAGACAATATAGTTACGTCCAACACTGAGGGGTTCCGACGTCAGCAAAATAGCGTGCTACGTCTCTCGCAAAACCTGATCGTACTTCAAACACAGGTCGCAGGTAATAATCGCGAGGCCGCGATACAGTCCGCAGTGTTTCGTAGTGGTGCCGAAGCTGGTAGTGATTACGCGAAACAGATCGCGCTACTGGCCGGTCAACAGTTCGACCTTCAGCAACAGTTAAAAGGTTCAACAGATGCCGTCAAGGAGTACGACAAAGACGGTCAATATCTGCAACGGCTACAAGACCAGGCGGCGGCTATTGGTTTGAATGCGCGTGAGTCAGCGATTTTACGAGGTGAGCAGGGGCTATCTGAACAAGCAACAGCCGCACAGATTGAGCAAGCGCGTAACCTTACGGCGGCTATCTACGACGAGACAGAAGCAAAACGTTTACGCACACAGCAAGAACGCGAGGACAAACGAGAAGCCGAGCAAGCAACACAGTTTAGCCTTGGTGTGATAGGAGACGCTACAAGGTTAGAAGCCTTAGAGCAGCAACGCGCGACCATCCTAGCGTACCAAGAACAGGAGTTAGGCGACGCTCAAGCACATGAAGCTGCGCTGGTCTCGTTAGAGCGTCAGTCTATGGTCGAACGCGCAAACATCGCGTCTAGCGGTTTAGGTTCGTTATTGACACTACAGCAGGCGTATGGTGATGATTCACGCGGGATATATAAAACCCTGTTAACCATTCAAAAAACCGCAACGCTTTACAGCGTACTACTATCTTCACAAGAAGCTATCGGTAAGGCGTGGGCGTCGGCACCATTTCCGTATAACATACCGGCCGTAGCGACGGCCACCGTAGAAACCGGCGCGTTAGCAGGTGTCGTACAGGCACTAACGCCTTCATTTGCTACAGGTGGCCTAGCATTGGGGCCGGGTACTGGTACAAGCGATAGTTTTACGGCAAATTTAAGTAATGGCGAGTTTGTCATGCCAGCACGCGAAACGGCGCGTAATCTCGGCACGCTCCAAAGTATGCGAGCAGGTAACGACGTTACTGGTGGCGGTACTCCGAATATCCAGATCGTAAACCAGACGACAGGCAAGATCGACAGCGCGTCAAGTGAGCGTATCGACGCTGACACGGTGCGTGTGATCATTCGTGAAGAGGTGCCCGGTATTATCAGTGCGGAAATTAACGACGAGTACAGCCACACGAATAAGGCTATGCAAAATCAATACACTATGCAGAGGAAATTCTAATGGCCACAGACCCTAATTTACCGCAGCTTTATTTCGGGGGTAAGTATTTACGCCCCGAGCGTAACAGCTACTCGTTTACGAACCCCGACGGCTCGCGACGTACCGACATACCGGGCGGACCGATGCGTATTGATACTGACCACCTCGGCGGACCGTTTACCGTAACTGTTCAGTATTACGCCGATAGTCCTGCAATGATAAAGTGGTTCCAGTTGTTTTGGCTGCGTACCACGTTCGAAGGGTCAATACCTTTCCAATGTGCGTTAGCTCTTGAGTCCGCGGAAGTGTTCGAAGACTACACGGTACGTTTAAAAGGCGCGCCACAGTGGAACGGTATGACTGGCTTTAATGGCCGCGTTTCGTGTTCTTACGAAGTTGAACAGAAACTTATAGATTACGAAACGGAAGACACGATTTACTGGTTGTTCGAGGAGTACGGCGACGACGCAGCCGCTACGTTCCGAGAATTAGAAAACTTGACTAATCCCGTGATGGATTTATGGATCCCCGCATGAGTAATCGAGCTACTGATAAAATTATCGCCGCGTTAATTAAAAACGATGCGTATAAAATGAACCTAGACGCTGTGACCATAAACCACAGCGCATGGCCGCAGCCTTTCCGTTTTACGCGTAACTATGTACCTAGCGGCTCTTTCACTTTCGAGGGTGACGTATATCAATATTTACCGATGTTGTTAAGCCGTGCAGGGCAGGATGGGAACTTAAATCAAACATGGTCAATCACACTTCAAGACCTGAACGACGAAGTGCAAGCGGCTGAAAACCTGATCCCGATCGATAGTACCGAGTACCCAACGATTGAGATCCGAACGTTTGAATACGACAAGCGCGACCAGTCTGTAGTGTTGCTGGAAGGCCCATACACCATTAACACCGTGGGCATTAGTTACGGCGCTAAAGGCGCATTAATCGAAGCCGCAGCCGAGCGCGTGAATATAAACGGCACGGGCTTTAAAATGTCGCCTGATAGATTCGGCACGTTACGACCGTTAATGCGATGATTATCGGAGAGAACTACCACGCGGGCTACGATTGCGCACACGCTGTCGCAACTGAATACGCCACGATAGGTGTGGACATGGGCGACACGTTCGACTGTGACCATTTCAGTGTTACGTTCGTCCGTCGGTTGCGCAAACTTTTTCACCAAGTGGACACGCCTCGCGATTGGGATATGGTGGTAATGCGTAAGGGTAATAACCAGCCTCACGTCGGCGTAATGCGGTATCAACGCGTTAAGCATAACCACGGTGATAGGTCGTCGGGTGCTGTAGTTAGCAGCGATTTAGGGTATATTAAGCGTATATATCCTAACGTAACGTATTGGCGTCTTAATGATCAAAGTAACGTATCACCCGATAGACTCGGACGCGACGACTAGCAGCTCGGCCACACTTGCCGACTGGTTTATCCAGCAGTTCGGCGACGAAATTAACGTACCTGCGGGTTTGCGCATAACATGCGGGAACGCTAACCGAGAAAACGATCTAACAGAACAGATCGCAATGGGTGACCCCGACGGGCACCTGACCCGAACGGTCGGCGAGTATAACGTGGTCGTAGTACCCGCAGGTGGTGCCAGTGCCATACTGATACCGCTTGTAATATCTCTTGCTATAACCGTCGCGGCGGTGCTACTCACTCCGAAACCTGACGTGCCGAGCGCTGCGAACCGCCGCGCTCGGCACGTCAGCGCTACTAACTCGCTAGGTAATCGTTCCAACGAAGCGAAACCTGGCGACCGATTCCAAGACGTACGGGGCTTTGAGCCGTCGGTATACGCTGATTTGCTCATGGAACCGCACCGCCGTTATACGGATAACCGCGAAATTGAATTTGTATACGGTACGGTAACGGCGGGTAAAGGTCTCGTGAGTGAACCGCGTGACGGAATCACTAAGTGGGAAGTGGTCGAAGGGTCGCAACTTGACATATACCCCCCGGGTGCTGAACCTGGTAACGGGTCGCCGTCTCAAACGTTTGGTGCTAGTACGATAACGTTCCCCATTGTGGCCAGTACCCGAAGCCGTAACGTAACCGGTCAAATACTCCCTCCACCTAATCAACTCACCGCATCAAGTGACGGCACTATCGGACCGTTTGGGATACCCGAAGGCAGTTCGTCGGGCTGGTTGAATTTACTTGCTCAAAACGGCATACGTTTGTCTGGTCAATCGGATAGCTCGTACAGCGTTACTTGTCAGTTCACAGTGTACGAGCTAGACAGTAACGGCGAGCGGACCGGTGAAAAGTCGGTATTACCCGATATTGTACTCAAGTCTAACCCGGTGCTCCTCACTGACCAAGTAGGCGTTACTCAAGATTTCGACATACCTTATCAGAGAGCGGAAATACTCGGTAAGCGCATTAGTAACACCGATAAGGACTTTGAAGGCACCGTAGTCGACGAAGTGCAGTGGGCCGCGATGTATACCGTAGAGCCTACGCCCGTGACGACACCGTCAGACGTAACAACGGCGTATGCTACGATTAAGCAGACGCCCGCAGCGTTAGGCGTGCAAGAACGTAAATTGAATTTCGGCGTAACGCGTTACGAGCGTCGATACCTTGGTAATGGTCAGATGAGCACGGAGCTAGACACCCCTAGTGCTGAATTTGCGGACGCGGTGGTCGGTCTAGCGTTAGACCCTACGGTCGGTAAGAACGTGACGCTTGAACAGCTTAACGTCGATTCGTTGTACGCAGTACAAGAAGAGATCGTGGCGTATTTCGGAACGCGTGACGCGGTGAAGTTCGGCTACTCGTTCAGTACCACAGACATGACGTTCGAAGACCACTTGACACTTATTGGTCGTGCGGTGTTCTGCAAGGTGTTCCGTGTTGGTAATACTTACGAGTTTCGTTTTAATCGTCCGCGTGCCAAGGGTGAAACGGCGCTACTACTTAACCACCGCACCAAGTACGCCGGAACCGACAAGCGTAACCGTCGATTTACGGATCCAGATAGTAAAGGATACGACGGTGTGGTGATATCGTATAAAGACGCTAAGACGAAAGTGTTTGAAAATATCCGCATACCTGAAGGCACGTTCCCCGTTAACCCGTACGAGATAGAGTTACCAGGTGTAACAAACGAACAGGTCGCAACTTGGCACGCACTCAGAGAGTGGAACCGTATCAAGTACCGCAGGGTTTTCCATGAGACCGAAGCGCACAGCTTTGCGCGTGGTCTAGTACCTGACGACCGTATCACCATGGCTAACGACACGTTAACCCGTAGTCAGAACGGTAACGTGCTCGCTCAGAGCGGTTTAGAGTTGCGACTCGCGGAAGGTGTGAACGTCGTAGCAGGCGAACAGTACACGATCACATTGTTGTACAAGTCCGGCACCGTTGAAAATATTCTGTGCGAGAAAGGTACGATCGGCCCTGCTTGGGTGCGCCTGTTCAGTCTACCGAGCGAAGACGTTTATACGGGTAATCTCGAAATGCGTACCGCCTATAATCTGTATGTGGATGAAGACGCGGAAAAAGACGACATGTTGGTCGAGGCCATGACAGTGTCGATTAAGAACGGGCAGGAGCGTGTAAGGGTTCAAGCCGTTAACTACGACGTCAGGTATTGGGACGGCGACCCGCAAACGGTAAGTACCGGATCGTTTAGCACAGCGTTTAGTGATGCGTTTGACAAGGGTTAAACGGGTGTGTAATATTAGGATAAAGGCGGCACGCTGTGTGCCGTCGTAAATGGAGCTATCACAATGATTGAGCGATTGAGTCAAGCAATTAAAGCGGCGAAAGTGTTCGCCGCTAAGAACGACATTCGTTACTACCTG